ATTCAGGACCGGATCAACAAGACGACGTTCCACCGGCTGCTCGCGCAGGAGTTCACCGCCTTCCCGCAGCGCTGGGTGACGGGCATCGACATCCCGCTCGACCCGGTGACCGGCGAGCCCATCGAGCCGTTCGAAGCGGCTGTGGACCGCCTGTGGACAGCGACGAGTGAGGGCACGCAGTTCGGCCAGTTCCCTGCTGGCGACTCGGCCTCGTACATCGCCAGCATCCAAGCCGACATCCAAGCGCTGGCCACGCAGTCACGCACGCCGCCTCACTACCTCCTCGGCAACATGGGCACCTTCCCTTCGGGCGAGTCCGTCCGAGCCACCGAGTACGGCCTGCACCAGAAGGTCCGCGACCGCCGCGTCACGTTCGGCGAGGCATGGGGCGACTCGATCCGCCTCGCCGCCAAGGCCGCTGGCAACACGGCGCTGGCCGAGGACATGTCGCTGACCGTCGCATGGGAGGACGTGGAGGCCCGCACCGAGGGCGAGATTGTCGACGCGCTCATGAAGATGTCGACCCTCGGTGTCCCGCTGACCGCCCTGTGGAAGCGCTGGGGCGCGACCCCGGACGAGATCACCGAGTGGGAGAAGAAGGCCAACGAATCCATCCAGCGCGCAGAGGGGATGGCCGGACTCCCAACGGCACCGCCCAACGGCGGCAACGCCCCCGGCGAGCCGACCAACCCCGGCGACGCTCGCAACTCCGCGTTCTGAGCCATGGCCTACACCGCCACCCAGTACCGGGAGGCGAACGTAGCCCTGCGAGCCGAACTGGCCAAGGCCCTCGGCAAGCAGTTCGTGTTTCTCAACCTGCGCGACCTCGACGGCTCGTGGCCTGCCTACTCACGCCTCGCTGGCGAGTCCGTCGCCGCGACAGCCGAACTGGCGAACCTGACCGCGCTCGACTACTTCCGCATGTGGCTCCACGACGAGATGGGCGAGGTGCTGGCCGAGCGGTTCCTCACCGGCTCGGTCCCGGTCGACCTTGACGAAGTGGCACGGGTGCTCCGGCTGAAAGGCCCCATCGAGGTCAAGCGGCTGATCGGCGCGGGATGGAAGCCCGAGGAGGCATGGGTCTCCGCGATGCGCCAGACGGTCAACACCACGGCTGGCTACGTCCACGCCATCGGGCAGCGCTCGCTCACCGGCCTGTTCGCCGAGTACCCGCACGTTCTCCAAGGCTGGCGACGGATCATCGGCCCGAACGCGTGCTCGTTCTGCCGCAAGTTGGAGCGCACCGTCTGGCACCCGAGCACGCAGTGGGAGAAGCCCCACGAGAAGTGCGGATGCACCGCCGAGCCGGTCCCCAACAGCGCCCGCGTCGCCCGGTACCTGACGCCGCTCGACAAGGCCCGCAACGAGCACCTGCGCCAGATCATCGTGCGCCGCAAGGACCGCGAGCGCGAGCGACGTGCCATCGCCGTCGCCGCCGCTGCCTGACCACTCGCCGCATGGCGAGCGATCCACACACCCATGAGAGGGGAGCCGCATGGCACCCGAGGACAACGCTCCCGCCGCAGGGCAGGACGACGAGAACACCGACCAGACCGAGAGCCGCACGGCCTCGACCGAGCCCGAGACCGACGCCGAGGACACCGACTGGAAGGCGCTCGCCCGCAAGTGGGAGCGCGAGGCCAAGAAGGGCAACTCGGCGCTGACGAAGGCCCAGCAGGAGATGGAACGCCTCCGCGAGGCGAACCAGACCGAGGCAGAGAAGGCCCTTGAAGCCGCACGGCGCGAGGGACAGCAGTCCGCCGAGAAGGAGTGGAAGAGCAAGTGGCAGACCGAACGGCTGCGCGGTGAGGCACTGCGCGCCATGAACGGTCGGGTCAGCGACCCGCGCCTCGCCTTCCCCCACCTCGACCTCGACGGACTCATGGACGACGAGGGGACCGTCGACACCAAGGCCCTGTCCAAGGCCATCGACGCACTCCTCGATGAGTACCCGGCCCTCGCTGCAAGCGACTCCGGGTCCAGCCACCACCTCGACCTCGGACCCAAGCGGACGACCAAGGCCGCACCGCAGGACATGAACGCCCTGCTCCGGCAAGCCGCTGGCCGTCAGTAGCCACGACCCCCTGAAAGGGAATCCCCATGCCGTACAACAACATCATCAGCCGCACGGGTGCGGCTGCCACGGTGCCGGAGGATGTCAGCAACGTCCTCCTCACCAACCTCACGAGCCAGTCGGCTGCGCTCTCGATGTTCCGCCAGACGCGGATGTCCACGAACCAGACCCGGATGCCGGTCCTCGCCGCGCTCCCGACTGCCTACTTCGTCAACGGCGACACCGGTCTGAAGCAGACCACCGAGGTGTCGTGGGCGAACCAGTACATCAACGTCGAGGAAATCGCCGCCATCGTGCCGATCCCCGAGAACGTTCTGGACGACACGTCCTTCGATGTCTGGGGCACCGTCCGCCCTCTCATGGAGCAGGCCATCGGTCGCACCCTCGACGCTGCCGTGTTCTTCGGCACGAACAAGCCCGCCTCGTGGCCCGAGGCCATCGTGCCGCAGGCCGTCACGGCTGGAAACGTCGTCGCCCGAGGCACGTCCACCGCTGCACAGGGTGGCCTCGCCGGGGATGTCTCCAAGTTGTTCGCCACGGTCGAGAACGACGGCTACGACGTGAACGGCCTCGTCGCGAACACCACCTACCGAGGGATGCTCCGCGACGTTCGGGACGTCAACGGTCGCCCGCTGCTCGACCAGCAGACCGGCATCTACGGCACCACGGTGCAGTACCCGATGCGTGGCCTGTGGCCGACCGGCGTCAGCGCCGCCGAGGTCATCGCTGGCGACTTCACGCAGGCGATCCTCGCGACCCGGCAGGACATCACCTACAAGGTGCTCGACCAGTCGGTGATTCAGGACAACACGGGGGCGATCATCTACAACCTCGCCCAGCAGGACATGGTGGCGCTGCGCGTCGTCGCCCGCTTCGGCTACGCCGTCGCGGACACCATCTCCTACGAGCGCGCCCGTGGCGACGCTGCCAAGTACCCGTTCGGCGTCCTCCGCTCGCCCGCCGCCTGATCCGCCTGAGACAGAAGGAGATTCGTCATGCCTGACAACAAGCCCGACACCAAGGGCACCGCAGCCAAGGCCGACCTCACGGTGGACACCTCCAGCGTGGACAAGGCGGTCAACGAGGCAGCCGAGCAGGGGTACTACGGCACCGCGACCGACCCGACCCCGCGCGAGAACTACTCCGTCGCGGGCGTCACCAGCGGCGCTCCCACCCCGGAGACCGACGAGAAGGCCGCAGCCGACGCTCGCGAGGCCGTGGGCCAGCCGGGCACTCGCGTTCAGGGACGGTAACCCGCCATGGCCTACGCCGAAGTCGCTGACGTAGCAGTCAGGCTGGGCGTGGCCGAGGCCGACCTCGACACCGCGCAGGTGCAGGCGCTCCTCGATGACAGCACCGCCCTCGTCAACGGCTACACCGGCCTCGACTGGACCAGTCAGACCGAGGTGCCCGTGGCGATCAAGTGGGTCGTCATCAACCGCACGCTCCGGGCGCTCAACAACCCGGACGGCCTGCGCTCCGAGCAGATCGGCTCCTACTCGTACACGCTGGCCACCGCCGATGCTGGCGGGGTCGGGTGGACACAGGAGGAGCGGCGCATCCTCGACTCGTACGGCAACGCCAACACCGCCCGGCTCGCCGGGTCGTTCGCCATCGGGTATGGGGCGTGAGCCGTGATCCCGCTGCGGCTGCTGCGAACCGGCATCACCGTCCTGCGCGCCGCCAAGGTCACTGACCGCTACGGCACCGTCACGCTCGACTGGGCCAACCCCACCCGGACCGACATGCGGGCCGAGGTGCAGCCCCGCTCATCGAGCGAGAACGAGGCCGGTCGGTCGCTGGAGGTCATCGACGCGGTGGTGTACCTGCGCCCCGACGTTGACCTGAAGGCCAGTGACCGGGTGCAGATCGGCGGCGTCATCTACCGAGTGGTCGGCCCTCCCCAGCAAGTCAAACGGCTCGGGAGGCCCCACCACCTCATCGCCAACCTCACGAGCGCGGAGGGCTGACCATGGCTCGCTTCCACCTCAACACCCCCGGCGTCAACCGGCTCATGACGGACCCCGCCATGCGCCGCTGGGCGCTCGGTGAGGCGAGAAAGGTTGCGGCAGAGGCCAAGCGGCTCGCCCCGGTACGCACCGGGTCCTACCGCAGGTCCATCGCGGCCACCGTCGTCATGGAGGACGGTCGCTGGACTGGCCGGGTCAACGCCCACGACTGGAAGGCCCTGTTTGTCGAGTTCGGCATCCACGGCATCCGCAAGTCGAGGGTGCTCGGTACTGCGCTCGATGTGGTCGGCAAATGAGAACCATGCCCGATGCGGAGTACGTCGTCACGACGTGGCTTCGCTCCGATCCCGACGTGCTGGCCACCGGGGCTCACGTCGATGTCAGGTATCCGGGGACGATCCCCGCCGTCGTGGTCGAGCGCGTCGGCGGCACCGCTGACTACCTCGCCGTCGTGGACCACCCACGGCTCGACGTAGGCGTGTGGGCGGCAAGCAAGGTCGCCGCGCTCGACCTCGGCTCCGTTGTGCGCCAAGCGGTTCATGCGATCAACGGTCAGGTCGTTGGGGACGCGCAGTGCGGCTCCGTGACCGAGTTCCTTGGCCTGCGGTTCCTCCCCGACGAGGCGACCGAGACCGCCCGGTACCTGTTCTCAGTCGAAATCACCATGCGCGCCGTAGTGCCGCAATAAGGAGAATGCAATGCCTCTCAACAACGACGAGATTCGCGTCGCAGGCAACGGGCGCGTCTACGTGGCCCCCAAGGGCACGGCGCTGCCGACGGACCTCACGGCCCTCGCAGCGGCGTATGTCGATGTGGGCTCCGCTTCCGAGGACGGCGTGGTCATCAGCCGCTCCGTCGATCAGGAGGGCGTGTCGATCTGGCAGTCCTCCGCCCCGGCCCGCTACCTCATCACCGGCGTTGAGGTCACCGTCGCGATGACGCTCATGCAGTTCAACGAGTTCACGCTCCCGCTCTACTTCGGCGGCGGCTCCGTGACCTCGACCGGTACGGCACCCAACAAGGTGTTCTCGTACAACGTCTCGTCCGCCGCCACCGTCGATGAGCGCATCCTCGTCGTGGAGGCCTACGACGGCACGCTGACCTACCGGTACATCTTCCCCCGCGTCATGGTGCAGGAGACCGACGATCTGCAACTCCAGCGCACGGCGGCGTCCGGCCTCGGGCTCACCTTCGGTGTCCTCGCACCCAGCACCGGCACCACCATGGCCACCGTCGTGACCAACGACCAGAACTGGGAGGTCCCGGCGTGAGCCCGGCCCTCTCGCAGAAGTCCGCCGACATCAACCTCGACGCGCTGCGTGCTGCACGCGCCGAGGCGGCAGGCGAGTTCATCACTGTGGTGTTCAACGGCAAGTCCTTCACGGTCAAGCGCGAACTGCCGTACTCGGTGCTGCGCAAGGTCAAGGGCGACGACCTCGACGGGGCGCTGGCCGACCTGCTCGGAGCCGAGCGTGCCGAGGAACTGCTCGACAGCCCGGAACTGACGTTGCAGGACGTGAACGCCCTGCTGGAGGGCATCGTCACCGCGACGACGGGCAAGTCGCTGGGGGAAGCCTCTGGCTCCTCGGCGTCCTGACCGAGCATCACGAGGAACTGGAATGCGACCTCCTACGGTTCTTCCACCTCGACCTGCTCGACCTGTACCGGGGACGGCTCACGTGGCGCAGGCTCATGGTCCTGTGCGCCAACCTGCCGCGTGAGTCGTCCCTCGTTGCAGCCGTCGTCGGGGAGCCCGCCGAGTGGGCGGTGACGGACCACTTGGTGGCCCACGCCGTCGACGGGATCAACCAACTGCTCTACGCGTACGTCGCGGCGCACTCCAAGTCGAAACCGCCTGCGCCCAAGCCGGTTCCGCGCCCACGTTCGGTGGCCAACTCCGAGCACGCGCCGATGTCGACACCCAATGAAGTCCGTTCGTTCATGACGGCGCTCAACACCGGGAGGTGACCCGTGGCCGGAGAGGCTGGCAGAGCCTTTGTCGACATCCGCCCCGACATGTCGGGGTTCGGATCACGGCTGACCGCAGGCGTCATGGGTCCGCTGCGCGGCGTCGAGACCAGCATGGCGCGCGGCTTCTCCGGGTCGCTGAAGACGATCGGTGCCCTCGGCGGCGTCGCCCTCGGCGTGGGCGTCCTTGGCGGCGCAGTCAATTCGATGGTCAACGTCGGCATCGAGTACGACAAGACGCTCTCGCTCTTCAAGTCGGTCACGCAGGCCACCGAGGCTCAGATGGCCAAGGCGCGGACGACCGCGCAGAACCTCGGCAACGCGCTCGACCTGCCCGGCGTCTCGGCTGCCGGAGCCGCAGCCGCGATGACCGAACTGGCCAAGGCTGGCCTGACCACGGAGCAGAGCATCGACGCCGC